CCCTGGAGCGTTATTATTTAATTCAGCCATTTTGTGTTTTTATTATATCAATAAATATTTATTAACCTAGCAACCATGTTATATCTTCGAATTGTCCCTGACCATTGTTGAGTAAGTAAGGGTTTTGAGCTCCGTTAGGTAATGAGGGTCCAAAATATTCATCTTCGCCTCCTGTTTTTACTATACCATCAACTGCTGCTCTAGTTAAATTCATACCTTGTTCATAGAATTTCATTGCAGTATCTCTAGTAAATAATCCCATACCTAACGACATTACCAAATCATCATTATATCCATTTTGTGCTTGTGCTTTACCATGCATCCAAACGAATACACGCAATTCTTCTAACAAGCGCTTTGAATGGAAGATGAATTGCTTATCTCGAATATACGCCTCCATTTTGGAGATAACAAGTGGTCTTGTTTTTACTGATGTAGTAAATCCAGGAACTGTTTGATCAGATTCCATTTTAGCTAACCATTTATCCATAGTAATATCACCATATGAACGTGGTGAATAGTATAGGTTTTGATAACCTTTTTCTAATATTGTATTAACAACATCCCACCCAATATTAGCATTTTCTACTACAAGAAGAGCGTTATTATACTCAGTAGCAACAGATACCAACATATTTCCATAAGTACGAGTATCCACTTGCGATTTATATTCAGCAACTTGCTCACAAGTTGTAGCATCGATGACGTGAAAAGCCGAATAGTCACTGCTATCACCGCGAGCAACGTCAGCACAAACAAGATACTGCTTGCTATAATCAGCATACTGCCATATCCAAAAATCACCACCCATAAAACGGCGTTCCACAGGATCTTGTATAAATGTTTCTTCATAAAATGATAATATATCGGGATCAACAACTGAATTTCCTGAGCCTAAAAAGTCACAGTCATACTCTTGAGCAAACTCACGAGATGACATATTTGTTCTTTCACGTTCTTCCCAAGCTTCATCTCTATCAGGATGTAAATCCCATCTTAATTTAATTGCTTTAAAGTCATTTTTATTAATCTCTGCCTCAGCATAGGTTTTATGAAACCAGTTACCAACACCATTTGGTGATGATAATGCTATAATACCTCCACCCGTTGCAATGGTAGGTTTAATACTCGTATAAATTTTATCAATACCTTCAATAAACGCGGCCTCATCTATTAGCAACAACGATACAGCGTACGATCTACCTGCATCTGATGCGGCTGATGTAGCTATAATTTGAGATCCATTTGCTAATTTTAATGATAATTTGTTATCAGATAATGGTTTTATATTACCTTTTAACCAACTTGGTAAGTTATTATACATAAACTGTACTTTCTCTACCATTCCTTTAGCTGTTTCTTGCTTAGTGGCAATACACAACACAGTTTTATCTTTACTAAACAACATTGTCCATAAAGAATAACCTGCAGATAAAGTAGATATACCTAGCTGTCTTGATTTATTTATAATAGTAAATCTCTCATTTCTAAAATCATTTAATACATCTTCTTGAAATGGATATAAATGAAATAGTATTCTACCTTTGATTGGATGAGATATATAACAATATTTTCTAAAGAAGTGTACAGGATCGGTAGCACATTTGATGTATTCCGCCTTAATTATTTCCTTAATGTTCGCTTGACTCATGTATATAAATATATAAAAGTAAGCTCAACCTTGCGGATGAGCTCGGAACTATAATACTGAGACTATAGCGGGGCAATTATTTGTTAAATTTTTTATCTATTGCATCTATAATTGTGTATAGACTATTTGGACTAGGAATCCAGTTAATAGGTATATCAAATTTCTTTTCTAAATCCATTATTGCATCAAAGTATGGTTTACCTTCAGGATCGTTACCACCTGACCAGGTTTCAACATAGAATTTAATATCGTTAGGATTAAAATGAGATATGACACCATATATAATATTCCATTTCTTTTGTGGTGTATCTGCTTTAATACCTCCTAAAGTTGTTCTATTTATTCGAACAAGAGAATTATAAGTATCATTTAAATTTTCTTGATAAACAGGATCATTAAATTTAGTATCTTTAGGTTTAATATCAGTAATAGTATTCTCAATAAAATCTTCATTATAACCTGGAGGGTAAGTATACTTTTTAGCTAATCTTGTACCTATTTCTCTATCTAAATCTTCAGCAGGGTGTTTAGATTGAATCATAGCTGATAGATCAAGTTCATTTACAGTATCAGATATTCCAGATTGAGCTGTTTCAGGTGAACCAGATCCCATTTCTTTAGTTCTAAGTAAATCAAATACAAACTTAGGGCCGTATGTTCTACTTAAATAGTTTTCTAGATTTTTTACTTCACCCTCAGCAGCATAATATAATAATGTTGAATATGAAAATTTCTTACTTAATTGTGGTTTTGTAAATGCTATATTACCAAAATTAATATCATTAGCTTTATTTAAACTAATTAATTTATTATTAACTGAATTTGATAATTCTTGAAATTTTTGGTCTTGTTGTAATTCTAAATATTTTTCATCATTAACCAATGCTGCTTTATCTTCTAATAATTGTTCTAAAAATTTTTTATTAGATTTAATTACTCCGGGATCTGGGTTAGATGATATTCTTCTTTTAAAGTCTCTTTCCATCTGGTTAGGAACATCAGAATTAAAAATAGCTAAGATAACTACTCTACGAAGTGTTCTTACATCAGCTTCGTTTATCAAAGAAACATTTATTAGTTCTTTTAATAATTTATTTATTTTGTCCATTTTATTTTGCTACCATTAAGTAAACTAATCCACCAACAATTAATCCTGCACCAATTTTAGTAAATTTATTTTTTGCTTTTAATTTAGTGTTTTGTAATTGTAAGGCGTTAAATTGATATTTCCAATCTTTAATTTGTGTATCTTGATTAAACAACATATTTTTATATGTGTTTTCTTTTTTAACAAATACCGCAATAACACTATCTTTACCTGTTACTCTAGCTTCAGTTAATGCAATAACACTATCTTTAACAATAATGATTTGTTTAGCACCATCTAATTCAACTAAATCCTTAGCTGCAGCCACTAATACTGGTTGTGCTAGGGGTAATGGGTTAGTTACTGTATCTGCAGGGTAACGAGTATTAAATGAAGTAATTAATTGATGTTCTGTATAATTATCAATTGCTGATTTAGATGAATCAACAAATTTAGTAATCACCTTAACATTCTTTTTAGCTATATCTAACTTAACAGTTAGCGCTTGATCAACATATTCTAACGAATCAATAATAGCATTATCTTTAACTATATCTAATTTCATTGAGTCAACAGCAGCTACTAAGCTATCTTGTTTTATTTTAAATTCTTTTGTTAAACCAACATCGCCTATTTTATCAAAGATAATATAACCTACTACCAAAACCGCTACAATTAATAAGATTGTTTTTTTCATATGTTTATTTTTTTATACCTGCGTAATATTGAGCTTTACCAATTGCCCATTCATCTAATGGTTCTTCTTCTGTATCTGGCATTTCAAGATCTTCTGGTTCAGGAGTACCACTTATTTTTCTTACATATTCGCTTGATGATTTTAAACCAGCAATACGTTGTTCTAATGATGCTTTTAAAGCACGTAAACGTTGTAATTCATCAGATGGTACATCTTTAATATCGCCAGCTCCTGGTTTATTTTTTCTTAATTTTAAAATGTTAGATTTAGTAGCAGCTAAACGACGCTCTAATTCAGAATATTTTAATGATGCTTCAAAATCAGCATCTGATACTTTACCAACTTGAACTGGAGGTGCTTTTTCGATTGCATCTTCTTCTGGTTCAAAATCTTCACTACCATCAGCATTTGGTTCACCATCAAAATACATTGATAATGGATCTTCAGCACCACCAACAAACATATCTTCAGCATCAGTTGCTGCTGGAGCTTGCGCTTGTACACCTGATGCTTCTTCTTCGCCACCTGCACCTAATTTTGTTAATACACCTGCATCCATTAAACCATTAACGATAGCGTTAGCGATTTGAGGGCGAGCGAAATTAAATTGTGTTTGTAATGCTTTTTTATCAGCACCTGGATTTTCTCTAAAGTAGTTGATAACATCAGCTAATGATGTACCTGAAATAGTTTTAGTAAATCTTGTTGTATCAACATTATCATCTGTTAATCTATATCCTTTAGGGATACGAGCCATTTCATCAATATCATTTTCAGCTATATCTATAGATTTACCTGATTGTTTTGCTTGTTGAATTGCTTGGCTCACTATTTGAGGAGTTGTTTTTTCACTTTTAGCAATTTGTCCAATTTCATCTGATTGAGTACCAGGAGTAACTTTAGTTACTTCACTTAATACATCTGTTATAGCTTCGCGTATAATTTTGCGTAGTTCTTTACTTTTCATTTTGTCTGCGTTCGTGTTGTTCATCATATAAATATTAAATATTTTGTAAAATTGTAGAAATACGTTGCTCAGTTGTACCTTCAACCATAATTAATTTTTTAGGTGCAAATCGTCCTAATGACATTTTAATTACAGTATCTATTTTATTTCTGTAATCTAAATCAGTAGTTCTAACACCATTATCCTCAATATCAACTCCAATAGGACTAACATAAATTACTAAATCATAGTAATCACGTAGTGTCATAGCAGCCTCAGTAAATGAATGTTTATCATAATCACTTATTGAATTAGCACCTAATGTAAAAGCACATACATCCCAAATTGTTCTATCAGTAATGATATTTGGATATAATACCTCACTAGCACGTTCAGCTAAAAATACAAACTGACCAGCTAATGTAGAATCAGTATTCAGTGGAATACCTAAATCACGTAAGTATTTACTACGCTCAGTATACACACTATGATCTTTAAATTGATCTAATTCACCTAATGCATTTGCTAATGTAGTTTTACCTACAGACATTGTACCTGTTAATCCTATTCTCATATATCTTTATTTTTATTCCCACCAATTTTTAAATTCACCAACTCCATTAATAAAATCTGTAATAGACTGTTCATTAAAATAATCCATATTAATAACTGATTTTAAGTTATCTTTTTCAGCATTATTAGATATTAAATTTAATTCATAATCTGCGGGTGTTGATGGTGTTGTTGCTGTATAACAAAAAATTTCATTTATAAAAAGTTCATGTTTTTCAATTTCAATTAATTTATGATTACGAATAACATAACATTTGTATAATCCTATTTTCATTATTTGTTTCGTTCGTTTATTTTTTTCATTTGACGAGCATTACGCTTATCATCTCTAGATTGCTTAGCTCTTTTATTCCATAATTTTGGCTTATCAGCACCATCTTTATACTTTATTTCAACACTAATAGGTCCATTTCTGAATTTATCAGTATCAAAACTCCATACCTCAGTACTATCTTCATGTTCGTATGTACGTTGAAATTTCATATATTAAATATAAAATTTTAATTTTGCCTATACTCTTGTGCCTGTAGATTTTGCTGCTGCTGTTTTATAGAACGGAACGCCATTAATGTCTTTTTTTCTTTCTTCCCATCCTAATTTAGTATATTTAAAACCAAATAACCAATATTCTGAAGCGCGTTTATTGCCTTGTGGAATATAAGCAGGTCCTTCCCAACAATGCATTTTACCCATCCAAGAGTATATGATTGAGCCATCTGCTGTTCTAATTTGTTTTGTTTCTGCCATTTTTATTTTATTAAGTTTTCTGCAATATAAATTCCATGTGCACCTGATACTGTAATACCACGAGCGCTTAAAGCGTCACCTGCAAAGTGTACATTTGGAAATTCGTTTAATGATAAGTCTGTATAATTAACTAAAGGTTCAGGTGATAAGTACTTTACTTCAGGTACATACATTCCCCAATCATTACCAAATTGAAATACGTTGTTCATATTATCAATAAAGTTTATAATATAAGCTAAATATTCTCCATAAGCTTCAGCTAATGGTACTAAAGTATCTATTGGATAAGATGATACTATAGTACCTTCTGATGTTAATCCTGGAATGCGAGTTCTATTAGGTGAATAATATAATCCTTTTCCATTGACTTGTAGTTTAGATACTGCATCTCTACACCACTTAAATGGATCTTCAATACCCTTAATTTCCATTAAGATACCAAAGTTAGTCATATCATTTCTAAATTCCTCACCTTTCTTAGCGTGACCATTATAACTTAAATCACCATATGTTTCTTCTACCGCTACATAAGCTGCATTGTTGTTAGTACAAAATGAGCGAATAGAAACATTATCATGTTTTTGATATAACTTAAAATCATAAGATATATCAATTAATTTCTGGAAGTATTTTTGTGGTGCTTCAAATCGAACACCAATTTGTACTGCTTTAGCTTCAGTTGGTAGTTTGTATTTATCTGATAATGCTTGAGCAAAATCAATACCTGATTTACCTACAGCAAATATTAATTCATCATATTTTTCTCCAAATTCACCACTAATAATTGTTTGATTTTGAAAATCAATATCAGTAATAGTATTATTCCAACTAAATGTAACACCTTTATCTAATAAGAATGAATACCAATTTTTAGCAATCTCATGTAAATAGTTTGAACCAATATGCCATACAAGCGACATACGTAAGTCGAAATACGGTTTAATAAAGTCAGGTTCTTCCTTAGGATCAGAACATGAAATATCTTCTGGTTTAGGATGGAAACGAGTAAAATTAGCTACTACCTCTTCCATTAACGACATAGCTTTTTCCTCACCACAATACTTAGCTAATTGTCCACCTTGTACTGTTGATACTACTAATTTACCATCTGACCAACCACCAGCACCTAACATACCAGTCATTACCTCTTCAGGTAAGCGGTTAATTGGGTCGTTGCCCTTATCTATAATTGTGATTAGGCTACCATCATAGCCATTGTCAACTAATTTGGTTGCAGCATTAATACCTGCAACACCTGCTCCAATAATTACAATTTTTTTCATATCTATAAAGGTAATTTATTTTTTTGGAATTACCAAATGTAAGGTGGCCCACCTTTTTGGGTGCGCCACAGCTGCATTAATATTGTTTCGAGTCGACAGGCTATGAATCCGTCTATATGTTAGTTATTATGTTGTAGTGTCATAATTTTATATTGATAATCTAGGTAGAGAATCTGAATAACCTGCTACTTTTATTTTATTTCCTATTTCTTCTAAAAATGTTTCTTCTTCATATATGTTATAATCTAAGTTTGGATTTATAAACATTAAATAATCAAATTTCTTTTGATCATAATATGCTTTAGCTAAAGTTTTAGCTAAGTCTATTTTAAATGCATTTGTTTCAAAATCACCATTATTTAAATAATCTTTTACATTAGGGGCATATTCTCCATATAAGTTTTTAAAAACATTACCTAATTCATCTTCAAAGGTTGTTCCAGGTTTTACATCTTGTCCTTGAGATAAATAGCTTTTATATATAACTTCTATCTTTGCAGGCCAACTTCCTTTTTTTCCTTTTGTTGTTATATATTTAATTAGATTTTGTGAAATATCTTCATCACTAAATATATTAGATACAACATTCGCAAGAAGTGAATTTATTCTTTCTGATGAGCCTCTTGTTAGACTGCCTCCTTCAGGTACTAAAATAGCTCCGGAAGCATTTGATCTAGATTTTATTTCTAAAGATTTATTATCTACCTCAATATCACCTTTTCCTGCTTTTTTAGCATTTTTTAATAAAGTAATTAAAGCAACTTCACCTCTGCCAACGGCAACATTACCTATATTACCACTAATCTGGATTAAAGTATAAATAAAGTCTGGGTCTAGGTTAGTTTTATCTAGTAATGTGTTTAAATTTTCACCGTTTTTACCTATTAAATTTTCTAATGTAACTTGATCAGAAGATTCTAAATACTCTAATAATTCATCTTCTTGTCCCGCTTGGTTTGTTTCAAACAATACTGGTTTATATAAATCTCCTAACTTTTTTTTAAGTAGAGATTTTAAATCACCCGATGTATTTTTTTCTATATTACTTAAATATTTTAATACTTTTACTTTAATATCATCATTAGTATTAACTAGAGCATTTAAAATATCATCATCAATATCTTCTTTAAGTATCTCAAATAATATTTTAACTTTTTTAGGATCGTTTAAATCAACAATCCCATCGTGGCATCTAAATGACCACTCATTTAATATTTCGTCTGTAACTTTCATATTATACTGCTGGAGTTTCTTCGGGTGCAGGTGCTTCTTCAGGCGCTGGTGTTTCTTCAGCTGCTGATAGATCAGCTGCTAATTCAGCACCTTTAGCTGTATCTTCAGGTGTTGCTGCTGGTGCTCCACCACCTGATGGAGGTGCAGCTTGTTCTTCTCCTTCTTTAATCGATGGAGATAAATCTAATAAATCAGCAATCGCTTGAGATGCTCTTTCAGATTCACTTAAATTTAATAAATAATATTTTTTACCTGCTACTTTAGCAGAATAAGTATCCTTTTTAAGATAAGTAATATTAAAATCGTATCCGTTTATTAATGTAACTTTAAATGTTGTTGGTTTAGGAGCTACTAAATCCACAGCAGTAACAAAACGTCCAAATGATGGAGACATTAATTCTTCAATAGACTTCCTTAAACCAGGAAAACGATATATCAGATACATCGCCTTTTCAGCTTTCTTTTGTCTAGCCTCTTGTTCTTGTATAGCCTTTTTAATTGCTACACGAACATATTTTTCTAATAATAAATTTTTATCCATTGTCATTTAGTTCGTGAAAACCTTGAGCTGCTTGTTCAATATAGTTTTCTGCGTTAGCAATGTGATTTTGAATCCAACCTGGAATATTACGTTCTGTATTTCCTAATTTTTGTTTTAATTCAATAATTGCCTTTGCAATATCTTCTAGACTAGAAATAGCCATTTCTACTTCGTGATCATCACCTTCTTTAATGTTAGCAGATATTGCTTTACGACGCTTAGATAAGTATTTATCTGTCTTGTTTACTTTACCATCGTTATTAATATCATCATCTTCTTTACCTACTGGGTCTAATTCCTCAGCCATGGCTTTAGAAGTAGCAATAGCACCTGCTTTAGCATCAGACATGCCAGATGATTTTAACTTATCAAAGATTTCACCACGTTTTTTCTTTTGAGAAGGTGTCATCTTACTTTCTAATATGTCAATTAGTTTAATCATTATTGTAGATTAGTTAATTTGTAAAGTAAAGAATATATTAATTGAATCATTTCATCAATTTGATTTTGAAGATATGAATCTTGAAAAGCTATAGTTCTAACTTTTTCAATAAAAGCAATAAGTGTGCTAAAATAAGATATTACTTGTTCTGTGCTTTGAAAATCTTGTAAACCAATATTTCCCCAACCATTTACAATACCATATTTACCTTGATATGATTCTACAAACCCATCAATTGCACCAAGGAAAGCGTCATAAAATTCATTTAGTGCACTGTGTGCAGCAAATGAACCTGGACCTTTAGTACCAAGATGAAACACATGAGCCTGCGTGCGAGCAGACATTAGTGTTGATACGAATTGTGTTATTATTTCTTCTCTCATTATTTTTTATCGTCAGCCTTCTTAGGTTCAGCTTTAGGCTCTTCTTTTTTCTCGTCTTTTTTCTCGTCTTTCTTAGGAGCTTTTTTAGCTTCGTCTTTCATTTTCTTAGCAGCTGGTTCAACTAAACCTACCATTTCTTTAATCTTTTGAGTCTCAGATACGATCTTAGTATCAACATCACTAATTTGCTTATCTAACATTTCAGATAATTTAGCGTGTGCTGCTTTGATTTTTTCTAATTCATTAACGAATTTTTGCATATGAGCATATTCCGCTACGAATGATTGATCACCACCTTCAGAGATTTGTAATTGACCTAAAGATTCTTTCATTCTCTTTAAACCTTCCATTTCTTTCTTAAGGTGTACTAATTTTCCACCGCTTTTTGGTAATCCGCCTTCTTTTGCTTCAGCTATTACTTGACGAATAACTTCGCGTACTTCTGATAATTTCATTTTTGTTGTTGTTTATATATATAAATATGTTAAATTGTTGTAGACTATTAATTTAGTTTAACTGTTGTTGTACATTCATATCTACCATCTGGTAGTTTGTACATTTTAGAATCCACTATTAATGCACTTATTGTACCTTCTGGTTTACCTATTTTAATAGCTAGAGCTGCTTTTGCTTTAACAGCTGATTGGCTTCTTGCTGTATTTTCATTTGGATGGGCATATGTAGCCGTTGCTGTATTAGTAGTATCTTGTTGTGTAGTAGTAGGTTGTGTTTTATCTTGAGCTTGAGCCATATTTGGAGCACCAGCGGTACCTAATAACATAGCGGCCGCTGCTATTGCTTGTTTCATTGTCATAACTTCTTCTATTGGTTCTATATTTTCACTTACTTTACCACGTATATCTTGTAAAGCCATATTAAGTAAATTAGTAGCTTCATCTCTATCAACATCATTAATACCTATAGTTTTAGCATAATATATTATATCTTGAATACCATCTACATATCGTGATTGTAAATGACCATTGTCTATTTGTGATTCAACCCAATCCCATAATTCGCTATACTTAAGTACAACAGCTTCAGCAGCATTAGGTTTAATAATTCTTTTATCTATTAAAAATTTACGTAATTTTTGTATAGCATCACTAAACATACCTTCGTCTAAATCTTCTAATCCAGTATCGTCTTTACCTAAATCTTTAGCTATATCCTTCATTGTATCAGCAGCCCATTTCTTTTGTAATGGTTTTAATTCATCATTAATTGCATTTTCAATGAATGGGAAAAATTCATCATCTGGTGTTTTATATAGTTCAGCAAAAAACAATTCACGAACACGAGGATCATTAATACTGCTATCATTATATATTTTACTTATAGCATCATATATAAATTTACCATATTGTAAATCACGTGGTTCATTTGATAATTTATCTACTTGATTAACAATAGCTTGATTTTTTTCTTTATCTGCACCAAATCCTTCAGTACCAACAA